ATTTGCATCACCATCTAAATCAAGAGTCAGAAACTTACAAAGTATCGGTCGTGGACTTCGTAAGTCAGACACAAAAGACTCGGCTGTACTATATGACATAGCAGATGATCTCAGACACAAAAAACGCGAAAACTTTACTCTAAAGCATTTCGTCGAACGTATACGAATATACTCTGACGAGAAGTTTACATTTAAGATTTATAAGATAGAACTATAGGTGTAGCATGGAAGAAAGTACAGTCAAGTTTGTAAGACTAACAACTGGTGAAGATATCATTTCTGAAGTCATGTACTTTGAAGATGATAAAGAAAGCTACTATGTTCTTAACAATCCACTCAAAGTAGTGTATATGACTAATAACAAACCAGGTGTTCTTTCTGTATCTTTGATGCAGTGGGTATTCTGGCGTATTGCGAATACTCAATCTTTTACTATCTATCCTAATGATGTACTGACTGTTGCGAATACGACAGATAGTATGGAAGAATACTATTGGTCTTCTGTTGAACACTTTAACGAATACAAAGAAAATCTATCAAAGCAGACTGAGTTTGATGATACTGAATTTGAAGAAGAAGCAGAAGATACTGCTGATGCTTTACAGTCTGTGATAGAGAGTCTTAGGAATCTAGATCCCAAGAGAAAACTTCACTAGAAGTACCTACATATAACCTAACCAGATATTCATATCATCGGTGGCATAGCCTTTATATCGTTCTGTCAAGCCCTTGTCAAGAGGAAAAATGATGCAAGCAAAGAAAAAAGTGCATTACGTAGACAATCAGCGTTTCTACAGCGAAATCGTTGAGTACCGTAAGAGACTACAGAAGTCGAGAGAAGAGGGAACTGAAGAGCCTCGTATACCTGACTACATAGGTGAATGTATATGGAAGATTGCGGAGAAGCTATCTACGAAGCCGTGCTTCATCAACTACTCATATAGAGATGAGATGGTGTCGGATGGCATAGAGAACTGCATTCTGTATTTCAAAGACTACAATCCTGAGATAGGACAGAACCCATTCGCATACTTCACTCAAGTGATCTACTACGCCTTCTTGCGTAGAATAAGTAAAGAAGAGAAGAATCGATACGTCATTTACAAAAACTTTCAGCACAGTATCATTCATGGTGCCGCACAAGGTGAACATGAGTCGTTCGTGTTTGTCGATGACAACGATAAGAACTTGCTTCCTTCTTCAATGTATGATAATATCAACGACTTTATGAATAGATTTGAGAAGAAGGAAGAAGCAAAGAAGATTAAGCGCAAGCAGATGAAAGAAGGGCTTGCGAAGTTTTATGAGGAAAAGACAGATGAAGGATGAATCACACAACATTCCATTTCAGGTACAAAGCTTAATTGATAGCATGATGAACAAGACTGAGCGTTCTCACATTAGAGATAACTATCGTGTTCGTCTTGAGTCTATTCGTGATGCGATTGACACTTCGTTGCGTAAGTATAAGAATGATGACGCCATGCTTAATGTGAGAAAGAAGAGGGCTTAATTTGAAAGTTGCACTCATTACTGATACGCACTGGGGCGTCAGAAATGACAGCCCCGTTTTCTATGACTACTTCAAGAAGTCGCTTGAGCAGTTTTTTCAAGTTATAGACGAGCAGAGAATCAGACATGTCATTCATCTTGGTGACTTGTTTGATCGTCGCAAGTATCTTAACTTCATGACAGCCAAGCGTTGTCGCGAAGACTTTCTAGAAGAACTTGATCGTCGTAATATTGCGACACATATCATCGCTGGCAATCATGATGAGTACTTTAAGAATACACACGAAGTGAACGCTCTTCGCGAGATTGTTGATGGACGTTATTCATACATCAACATCTATGACACACCTGAAGTTGTCGAGATTGATGGTTGTAAGATACAGTTATTGCCTTGGATCACGGAGTCTAACTATGATGAGTCGATTGAAGCAATCAATAAGTCACCTGCTGATATCCTCATGGGTCATCTTGAAGTTACTGGTTTTGAAATGTTTCGCGGTACTATTAGCGACCATGGCATGGATCGTAGTGTTTTCTCTCGCTTTGACCTTGTTTTTAGTGGGCATTACCATCATCGTTCCTCTATCGGTAACATTCATTATCTTGGTGCTTTTGCTGAATACACTTGGTCTGACTATGCTGACCCAAGAGGGTTTAGTGTCTTGGATACGGAAACTAGAAAAGTAACATTCTATCGTAACCCAAACTCTATCTTTTCGATGCTCGCTTATGACGATGTGAAGCATCAAGACATACTAGAAAAGATCAACGCTACTGACTATTCGAAGTATTCTGGATGTTTCGTAAAGGTCGTCTGTGTCAACAAGACAAACCCGTATGCGTTCGACACTATGCTTGACAAGTTATATAAGGCATCACCGATTGATATCTCTATCATTGAAGATGTTTCTGTATTCAAAGATACTAATGATGAAGAAAAGATAGATCAGGCTGAAGATACGCCGACAATATTGACCAAGTACATTGACGGGTTGACATTGCCTGTGGATTCAGATAAGATAAAAATCTTTATGCGAGATATCTACAACGAAGCAATATCGATGGAACATGTATGATCACATTCGAAAATATTAGATGGAAGAACTTTCTCAGCACAGGCAATGCATTCACAGAAATCAAACTTAACGAGACGACTAATGCGCTCATCATCGGTGAAAATGGTGCTGGCAAGTCTACCATTCTTGACGCTCTTACTTTTGCTCTTTTCGGCAAGCCTTTTCGTAAGATAAACAAGCCGTTGCTTGTAAACTCTGTTAACGAAAAGGCTTGTCTTGTTGAGATAGAGTTTAAGACGAACGGCAGACAATACAAAGTCATTCGTGGTATAAAGCCGACTGTCTTCGAAATTTACTGTGACGGGACTCTTCTCAATCAAGATTCATCATCAAAGGACTATCAGGAACATTTAGAGAAGTTCATTCTCAAGATGAACTATAAGTCGTTCACTCAGATTGTCATTCTTGGTTCTGCATCTTTTACACCTTTCATGCAGTTATCTCCTGCTGATCGTCGTGTGGTGATTGAAGACTTACTTGATATTCAAGTCTTCTCTATAATGAATCTTATTGCAAAGCAAAAGATGCAACTCACGAAAGAACTGCTTGAGAAGAATCGTTTAGAGATAGCAGGTAAAGAGGAGAAGAAAACATATGTTGAAAAGACGATTGAAAAGCTCAGAGAAAACAACGAGAGTAAAAGTGAATCCCTTCTTCTTTCATCGACACGAAAGATGGCTGATCTTGCCGAAGTCGAAAAAAGCATTACTGAGAAAGAAGAAGAGCGGGATTCTCTTATCGAAAGAGCCGGCGAACAGTCTGCGCTCAAGGAAAGACATACCAAACTGGTCTCCTTGGCGTCTAAGATCGATACTAACTTAAAGCGCACACGAGACGATCATAACTTCTTTTGCGACTATGATAGCTGTCCTACTTGCAGACAATCAATTGATGAGTCTTTCAAGTCGGGAGAACTATCTAAGAGTAAGTCTAAGATTATCGAGCTTGAAAAGGGTCTTGATAACATTCAGATTCAGATCGATAAGACAATCGGTGATTTGAACGCATTGGATATCATCATATCAAAAATGAACTCTGTAAAGAGTGAGATTGCGAGCCTTAGAACAAAGCAGTCTTCGCTCACTTCAAGTATTGATGATCTACGAAAACAAATCGAAGAGTTGAAATCTTCAGATAGCTTACTTTCTTCAAACGAAGAAGAGTTGAAACTTGTGGTTACTGATATACAAAGTCTGAATGATGAAAGAACTCAACTACTCGAAGATCGTAAATATATCGATGTTGCAGTCAATCTGTTGAAAGACGGCGGCATCAAGTCAAAGATCATCAAGCAGTATCTGCCGATCATCAACAAACTGATCAACAAGTACTTAGCGCAGATGGGTTTCTTCGTCAACTTCAATATCAATGAACAGTTTGAAGAATCCATCAAGAGTCGTTATCGTGATGAGTTTTCATATCACAACTTTTCAGAAGGTGAGAAAACTAGAATCGATCTCGCACTGTTGTTCACATGGCGTTCAATTGCTAAGATG